ACTCACTTGAGCTTGTCAAATGGGTCGTGCTGGGAAGCCAGCAGATCTGAACTGGGTAAATGGCATGTCCTTTTACCACAGTCAGAACTGGTAGATTTTCTAGAGACACCGGTATGTAACTACTTCGAACGTCAAGACGACGTTTACGTTGATCCGTACGGCAACACATTGTGTTCCGTCGAAGACAGTCACTATCCGGTGTGGCAAATAGCTTATGTCGAAGAACCTTTGACAGGCGATCTTGGAGATATATATATCATTCACGAAGACCTGCAAACGCAATTCGACAAAGGGTTTGATGCACGGCTGGGTCAACTTCTTTTCTTATGGGCCACTATGACTTATAATGACAAGAAAACCAATGAAGAAGATGTGCTACTTAAAGCATCTCTTATCATCATCGGTGAACCCGGCTGCAAAATACGTCCGTTAACCTCTGGAGAAACGTGGGCTTACTTGTACATGGTACCAGCAATGCACATGCTTAAGGAGGCAATTGAATGCCTTCCAGGGGCGAGAGTGGGATTAACCGAGCATGATAATTTGTGGAGGTTCGGAACCTCATACAATAATCATCACGGTGCGAAACAGATTCGCAATATCCCAGAATACATCTCATCCTCGGACTTAACATCAGCGACCGATAATTTCGGTCACGAGCTGTCTAGAGGGATGCTCAAAGGTTTTGTAAGAAACTCTGAGGCCGGAGAAGGAACCAAGAAATACTTGGAAGAGGCAATAAACCTCTGCCTTTCTCCTCGCCTAGTAAACTTCAAAACCACAAATCGCTTTGCAAGGAAAATTAGTAATAATATTCCTCAAGTCAGTCGTAATGGCCGACATGTTGAGTTCAAAACTCAATGCGGTGCGATGATGGGTGATCCTATAACCAAGGTTCTACTAACTATGGCATCCATGGGAGCCTGGTATTGTACCTATCACGGATATAAGAATATACGTGATGTTAGTTATGTAGACTATATCTTTGCCAAGAAAAACCGTATGAACAAGCCCGCACGCGCATTCGCTTGCGCAGGCGACGACCATACGGCGATTGGAGATGAGGAGGACGTAAGAGCGCCCCCCCGGTTTCTCCAATCCATGGCTTTAGAGATCTCTTGGGATAAGTAC